GTTTGGTTCAAATAAATTCAAACAGTTCCCTAGTTATTCAGGAAGGCAAGGTCGTGGATCTCGCGGATGGTTCATTTATCCAACCCTTCGCAGAATTCAGCCTGAATTGATTAGCAAGTGGGAAGCGGCATACAATCGCATTTTAGATAAGTGGGCATAAGTGGCAAGAGATACCAGAACCTTATCGCTTAAGATCCTTGCGGATATTGATGATCTTAAGAATAAATTAAATCAAGCTGACAATGCTGTTGAAACTAACAGCGAAAAGATTTCAGCATTTGGAAAGAAGGCTGCTGCTGCATTTGCGGTCGCTGCTGCTGCTGCCGTTGCCTATGGCACTAAATTAGCCGTTGATGGGGTCAAGGCTGCAATAGAGGATGAGCAAGCGCAACTTAGATTGGCTGCTGCATTACGAAGCGCCACAGGTGCAACTGAGGGTCAAATAAAGGCAACTGAGGATTTTATCCTGCAAACTTCTTTAGCCACAGGCGTTGCCGATGATCAACTTAGACCAGCAATGCAAAGACTTGCAGTTAGTACAAAAGATACAGAGGAAGCCCAAAGATTATTAAGCCTTGCTTTAGATATTTCAAAAGGTCGAGGACTAGAACTTGAGCAAGTTGCAAACGCGTTAGGTCGCGCTCAGGATGGCAATACTGCATCACTTGGCAGATTAGGGCTGGGATTATCTAAAGCCGAACTTTCAACATTATCTTTCACAGAGATTCAAACTAAGTTATCAGATCTTTATGGTGGCGCAGCAGCTACAAACGCAGAAACATTTCAAGGCAAGATTGATCGCTTAAAAGTTGGATTTGATGAGGCTAAGGAAAGTTTAGGAACTGCCTTATTGCCACAGGTTGAGAAATTTATTACATTCTTAAATGATACAGGTGTGCCAACATTAAACGCATTTATTGCAGGACTTACAGGTGATGCAGGATTAAATGCAGCATTGACAGAAACTCAACAAGGCGCTGCAAGTTTTGGTAGAACCATTGCAAGTATTTCAGGCATCATTTCAGGATTTATTACATTTCTAAGAGAAGCAATTGGTTTGGTTGTATCACTTGCCAATGAACTTATCCGCGTAGTTAATATAATTCCCGGAGTTAATATCGGTGCATTACCTAACCCAGCACCATCAGCAGGTAGATCATCATTGCCGTCAGTTCCTAGAGGCGGATCTAACTTTACTTATGGCTCAGGCAATCCGGTCAATATCACAGTTAATGCAATAGATGGCGAAGGTGCTGCAAGAGCTGTGGCTAAGGTAGTTAATCAAAGCGCAGCCCGATCTACTCCAGCATTAAGTTATCAAGCTATTAAGGCAGCAGCAGGATAATGACTGCTTGGTCGCCCGATTGGAAACTTACAGTTGCAGGTATTGATTACACAGACATTGCAATAAGCGACATCCAGCATGAGGCTGGTCGCACAGATATTTACCAGCAACCAAATCCATCTTATTTGCAAATAACATTTGTGGCACTAACTGGTCAAACCTTGCCATTTGACATTAACGATAGTTTAAGTCTGCAAGTCAAGGACACATCAGCTGCTTATGTCAATATATTTGGTGGCGACATAACAGATATTACAGTTAGCGTTGGTGCAACTGGATCAAATGCAACTGTTATTGAATACTCAGTCCTTGCAATGGGATCACTTGTTAAGTTAGCAAAAGAATTATATGCAGGAACAATTTCACAAGATGAGGATGGCAATCAAATCTATGATCTATTGTCTAGCGTATTGCTTGGCACTTGGAATGATGTGCCAGCAGCGACAACTTGGGCAGGATACGATGCAACTGAAACATGGGCTAATGCGTTAAATCTAGGACTTGGTGAGATAGATCAGCCGGGCTTATACACAATGGAAAACAGAGCAGCGGAAGCAGATACTATTTACAACATTGCAAGCCTTATTGCCAATTCAGCATTTGGATATTTATATGAGGACAATGAAGGCAACATTGGTTATGCCGATGCAGACCACAGACAAAACTATTTGCTTACTAACGGATATGTTGATCTTGATGCTAGACATGCATTAGGTCAAGGACTTAGCACAATTACTCGATCAGGTGATATTAGAAACGATGTTGCTATCAATTATGGCAACAACTTTGGCTCACAGAAAACAGCAACATCAGCAACATCAATTGCAACCTATGGATACAAAGCCGAAAGCATTCAATCAGTCCTTCATTCAGCTGTGGATGCTCAAGCTGTGGCAGATCGATATATTGCTCAACGAGCCTTCCCATTGCCAGCCTTTCAAAGCATTACTTTTCCAATCACAAATCCAGAGATTGACAATAGTGATCGGGATAATCTGCTTGGCGTATTCATGGGGCAACCTCTAAACATCCAAAACCTACCTGATCAAATTTCAGGCGGTGAGTTTGAAGGATATGTTGAAGGCTGGTCATGGAGCACAAGGTTTAACGAATTATTCCTGACAATAAACTTGTCGCCTGTTGCATATAGCCAAGTGGCGATGCGTTGGAATACAACACCAATCACAGAGGCATGGAACACTTTAAGCCCAACATTAACATGGGAATACGCTACAATCGTAGCCTGAGATAAAGGACAATATGGCAACCACTACCAATTATGGCTGGACAACACCAGATGACACGGCTTTGGTCAAAGATGGCGCAGCTGCTATTCGCACGCTTGGATCATCTGTTGATACAACAACAAAAAACTTAAACCCAGAAACAACTCTTGGCGATATTGCTTATCGCTCATCAACTGCAAATGTTAAAACTAGATTAGGACTGGGAACTGCTGGACAAGTGCTACAAGTAAATTCTGGTGCAACTGCTCCTGAATGGGCTACACCTTCAAGTGGTGGTTTAACTTTAATTAGCACTACCACGCTTTCAGGTGCTTCTGTAACTCTTTCATCTATTCCATCAACTTACAAACATTTGCAATTAATTATTAGTGGTGTAACTGCAAATACTAGCAACAGTGCACTTAGAATTTTGCCAAACAATGTAAGTAATCTAGCAAACGGAACAGGACAAAGAGGTTTTCCTGGTGGCCCTGATGCTCCTGAATATTCTAATAATGCAATTTTGCCTTACCTAGTTAACGATAGTTTAAGGACTAATGCTAATAACACAGTTCAACTTACAATTTATAATTATGCCTCATCAACACAAATTAAGTCTTTTATGAGTTCTTACGGAATGGTTAGAAGTACTGGTGTCAATAATTACGCAGTATCTGGTGGGTCTTTTGTTTCAACAACAGCAATCACATCCTTAGTTATTGATTATGGTGGCAGTAATACTTTCACAGGCGGCGAAGTCCTATTCTACGGAGTATCATAAAATGACAAAATCAAAACCACAGGTAAAAATTGTTAATTGCACAACTGGCGAGGAAATCGTCAGAGATGCGACAGCTGAGGAAATTGCTCAAATGGAAGTTTATGCTGCTGAACAAGTTGCAAGACAAGCAGAAGAAGCAGCAAAGGCAACTGCTAAGGCAGCAATCCTTGATCGCATTGGTTTAACTGCTGATGAACTAAAAACGATACTTGGCTAATGAAGGCTTGGTTATCTAAAGCTGCTGTTCAAATGCGTGAGCAGATTGACGACAGTTTTGCCGATAGATCACGCAAGTCGGATGGTTGGATCGGGAACGAAAAGCATCAAAACACTAAAAGTGATCATAACCCATTGCCTAATACTGGTGAAGTTTGTGCTATCGATGTCGATGCAAAATTATGCGATCAGCCTGAGATGAGCATTTACTTAGCCGAGCAAATCAGAGTTGCTGCAAAAACCGATAAGCGAATTAGTTACATTATCCATGTTGGGAAAATTGCATCGCCATTGTTAGGTTGGAAGTGGCGCAAATATAGAGGCATAAATTCACACCACAGACATTTGCATGTTTCATTTAAACCAAATCAAACAGGCGAGTTCTTTAACATCCCACTACTAGGAGGCAAATAATGAAACTATCAAAAAAACACAAAGCAGCAATCAAGTCATATCTAAGAGCTGTTGCAGCTAGTGGTATTACTGTCCTTTTGGCAATTGCAGCCGACATGCGACCAGAGTATGCAATTTTGCTTGGTTCAATAGTTGCACCTGTCGTTAAAGCAATTGATCCAAGTTCAGGCAAAGAAGCTGATTATGGACTTAATGCGAAATGACAGTCGAATCTTGGGTCGCTATCGTCGTTGGCGTATGCGCCGTATCAACCAGTTTATTAGTGGGTCTGCGCTTTCTTATTAAATCGTACTTATCTGAACTTAAGCCCAATTCAGGAACATCGATCAAAGACCAAATTTGCAGATTAGAAACTCAAAGTTTGCAATTACAACAGCGTGTTGATGATCTGTTTGTCTTAATCAGTAAGCGATAATTTATTTATGGCGAACACACGCAAAACCACTAAACGGACAAAGATCAATAGGCGCGTAGTTCGCCACACTCCTGATCCATCAAAGATTGATGCGCATTACATTGCGTTGCACGAATGTTACAAAGCTGCAAGGAAAGCAGGATTTACACCAGAGCACGCATTTTGGCTCATGACTGAAATCAAAACATTTCCTAATTGGGTTGTTGGCGATGGTGGGATTATTCCTAGCATAGACCCATCTGACGATGAGGATGACGATTAAGCGATATTTAGTTATCAGCGATCTTCAAATACCATACCATCATGAACAAGCAGTCAAAAATGTTATCAAACTGGCAAGGCGTGAGAAATTTGACAGCGTTCTATGTGTTGGCGATGAGATTGACTTTCAAACCATTTCTCGATGGGCTGAGAAAACACCTTTGGCTTATCAACAAACTCTTGACCAAGATCGCACAGCTACTCAAGAGATTCTCTGGGCATTAACTGAAAATGCTAAAGAGGCTCATATTGTCCGTAGTAATCATACTGATCGCTTATATAACACTCTCTTAAAAGTTCCGGGAATGCTTTCGCTTCCTGAGTTGCAATACGCCAAGTTTATGGACTTCGATAGTCTAGGCATTACCTTC